GTTTAATGCTGATATGTCTAGCAAACATTATTTTAAACTTTATATTAGAGATGAAGTAGTTTGTAATTATGCTTTAATTGAAAAAAATATATATGATAATTTAAAGAAAAGAGGATTTTTAAAATGAAACATATACAATCTAGCATTTGCGATTCATCAACATTATGTGGATTATCAATGCATTCAACAGAATTTCTTAGTGATTTTTCAGATGAAGAATGTAAGGAATGTAGAAAGGTTAATATAGAAATGGATATGTATTGTAATACAATTAATAATTTAAGTTTAGGTACTGGACATTTTGATGATTGCGATTGTCCACATTGCCAAGAAAGAAGAGAAGAAATTGAAATATACATTGATTCAACAATTAATAAAAGTAAGGAGTTGGATAAATTATGATACACTTAACTAATTTTTGTGATGGTACTATTTGTAATGTTTCAACTAAAGACTTAAGTCCTGATGAAATTCTAAATAAAAACATATTTGAGGTAAACTGCGAACATTGTATTAGGATTATATCAAGAGATTTAACGCAGGAAATGGACATTTACACAAGGATACTTTTAAATGAATAGATATAATAAATATATACTTTTTCTTAATGTATTAGACTTAGAAGGACAAACAAGTTTACAGCACCAGTTAAGAAAAGTATCAGAAGAAGTAAAAGAAACGGAGCAAGAATTAATGTTATTCAAGCGTGAAGACGAAAACACAGGAGATAGATTAATTGAGGAGTCTTTGGATGTGCTACAGGCAAGCTTAACACTAACAAGATTAATATTTGATGTGTTTGGAAAAAATAAAGTTGATGAAGCAATTAAAAAACACAGAATGAAAATGTTTGATCGCAAATATGATTTATGCGGAAACTGTTATATTGAACTTGAAATAAAAGAGAATGTGTAAAAGCATTCTTTTTTTTGTGATATAATGGGAATATAGATATTGGGTAGTACAACATCTTTTACCTTGTTGTGGCTACTATAAGGAGTTGATTAATAATGGAAATGAATTCAAAACTAACAGAGAAACAAAAAAGATTTTGTGAGTACTATTTAATTCTTGGAAATGGAACACAGTCAGCAATTAAAGCAGGATATAAAGAAACAAACGCTAATAAAATCGCATATATGAACTTGTGTAATCCAATAATTAGAAAGGAGATTGACAAAATGAAAGAAAAGATTACAAGTGAGAATATAATGACAGCCGAAAAGGTTTTGGAAGAATTAACAACTATAGCATTATCAGATAAAAATACTTTTGCAAGACTTAAGGCACTTGAATTGTTAGGAAAAAGATATAAATTGTTTACTGATACTGTAGAAATAGAACAAAAGAATATACCTACCTTTATAGATGATAGGCTTGTTGAAGATGATTAGAATTAATGACTTTTTTTCAGATCAGTTCAATGATTTATATAAAGATATGAGAGATTGTATACATAAACATTATTGGCTAAAAGGTGGAAGAGGTTCAACTAAATCTTCTTTTGCTTCATTGTTTATAATTTATGAAATGATGTTTGATTTCTCACAAGGTAAAATGACTCATGCAGTTGCACTAAGACGACTTGATAAGTACTTAAAAGAATCTGTATTCGCTCAACTACAGTGGGCAATTGAAACATTAGGAGTAGATGAATTTTGGCATCCTAATTATTCGCCTTTAAAGTTAACATATATTCCAAGTGGTCAGACTATACTATTTAGGGGAACTGATAATCCTAAGAAAATAAAGTCTATAAAATTTAAAAAAGGTTATTGTAAGTATTCATGGTTTGAAGAATGTGACGAATTTGAGGGTATGGACTCACTAAGAATTATATATCAGTCCTTAAATAGGGGTGGAGATGAATTTATTAATATATATACATACAATCCACCTAAAACTATAGCTAACTGGGTTAATTTAGAATCAAACATACCATATAATGATAAAGTAGTACATACTAGTGACTATTTGGGAGTAAAGCCAGAATGGTTAGGAGATCAGTTTATAAAAGAAGCTGAGAAACTAAAAGAATTAAATCCAGTTGCTTATCAACATGAATACCTTGGTGAAGTTGTTGGAACTGGAGGGGAAATATTTCCTAATATTTGTATTCGTAAAATTACAGATAATGAAATTGATTCATTTTGGAATATTAAAAGAGGTCTTGACTGGGGTTATGCTACAGACCCATTACATTATACAGTTAATCATTATGACTCAAAAAAGCGTACTTTATATATATTTAAAGAAATACATCAAACAAATCTAAGCAATAGACTACTTATTGAAAAAATTAATGAAATAGATTTTCACGATGTTATATTATGTAGAAATATTGTAACTTGTGATAGTGCAGAGCCTAAAAGTATTGCTGATTTAGTAGATAATAATAGACGTGCTTATGGTGCTAAAAAAGGACAGGGAAGTGTTGCGTTTGGAATTAAATGGTTGCAGGATTTGGAATCAATAATTATTGATGGTTCTAGATGTCCTAATACAGCAAAAGAATTTCAAAAGTATTCATTAGAGCCAGACAAAAATGGTGGATATAAAAACGAATATCCAGACAAAGATAATCATTCTATAGATGCAGTAAGATATAGTCGGGAAGATGAAGTAAACGAAAGGAAGATTCGTTGGCTTAAATAAATGAGTGGCTTGTTAAATTAGCCACAACAAGGATTAGGGAAGGGGATTTAAGTATTATGGCGTTAAAAAAAGGAAGTTCTAAAAAAACAATTTCTAAAAATATTGGTGATATTATGAACAAACATCCAGAGATGGAGCAAAAACAAGCTGTTGCAATTGCACTAAACAAAGCAGGGAAGACCAAGAAATCTACAAAGAAAAAATCAAAATAATAAGGAGATGAAAAAATGTATATAACAGATAATGACCTAATTAAACAACAATTATACTCTATGAATGAGATTACAGATAGTGAAATGATTAAACTTGTAATATCATCAGACTGCGTTAGTGAACTAAAACAAAATATGTTTGATGGAAAGCAGTATTACAAAAGTAAGAACACTGTTATTAGTAATAGGATATTTGATTATATGTCCAATGGACGTAAAATAACTGATGAATATAGAACTAATAATAAACTAGCTACAGGATTTCTTAAAACTCTTATTGATCAGAAAATAAATTATAGTCTTTCAAAAGATGTGATAATTGATGAAGCAGACAATATAAAAAGTGTTTTAGATATAAATTCATTTCTCAAAAAGACTGCTAAGGAATCAAGTAAAAAGGCTGTTGGATGGTTGTTTATTAATTATGGAGATGAGGGAGAATTAAAAACCAAGGTAATTCCATCTGAGGAAATTATACCAATTTACGATACAGAATATGAGGACGAATTACTCCAAATTATAAGATACTACACAATCACAGCAATTGACGGAGGGCGTGAAAAACAAATATATAAGGCTGAATTATGGAACAAAGAAACAGTTACCTATTATGAACAAAACAGCGATGGAAACTTTATTCTTGACTACTCAATGCAAATAAATCCTATGTATCACTACACTATAACAACTTTTCAAATGGGCAATCCTACTTCTACAGAAGGTCATAGTTGGGGAAAAGTTCCTTTTGTACCGTTGTGGAATAATGAAGACCATTTGACCGACTTAAATCCAGTAAAATGTTTCATAGACTTATACGACAAGGTTATAAGTGATTTTGGAAACAACTTAGAAGATTTACAAGACAGTGTTATTAAGCTTGTAAATTATGGCGGACAAACTGATAAATTGGATGAGTTTATTGAACACTTAAAAATGTATAAAGTAATTCCAGTTGATGCACAAGGAAACGCCGAATACATGACTTTGGATATTCCAGTTGAAGCAAGAAAAGAAATGCTAGCAGAATTAAAAGACCTTATCTTTAAATTTGGTCAGGGAATGGATGTTGACAAGGTAGGCGATGGAAATATAACTAATGTTGTAATTCGTTCTAGATATGCAGGATTAGACTTAAAAGCCAATGATTTTGAGGGAAACATAAAAGAGTTCTTAAAAAATGTATTTTGGTTTGTTAATAAATATCTTGCTAATAATGGTATGCAACAGGATGATATTAGTAAAATCACTTATACTTTTAACCGTTCAATAATCGTGAATAATCAAGAGCTTGTAGATATTGCAACAAAATCTAAGGGAATAATTTCGGACAAAACTATAATTAAGAATCATCCTTGGGTAGATAATGCAGACTTAGAAATTGAAGAGATGGAAGAAGAAAAACAAAAGAATATGGAGTTGTATGGATTAGGGTCGGGAATGGATAATAATTCAGGTTCGGATAATAGCACTGGCAACGCTAGCCTTAATACCGTTGTGGCTAAAAAAGAGGTGAACGCTGATGATAGTATCACATGAGGATGTATTAAAAGAGCTTCTAAGATTGGAAAATATAAAGATAAAGCAGATAGAACTAATAATAAAACCATTAATCGGGATTCTAGAAAATAAAATAATGGAAATGTATAATACTTTTGGCTCTAAAGGCGTTATTGATTATGTAGAATTTCTTAAATACAATAGAAGTATTATATTTGAAGAATTTGTAAAGAATGAAATAATAAAGACACAAAAGCAACTTGATAAAAGCCTATACTTGGGGGTTATGGATGCTTTTATAAATTCCTTCTATTTAAACTATTATTTGTTTGAAAAAGATTCAGAAACAACTATTAATATACCTATTCCAAGTGAAGATAAAGCTAGTGAGATTGTAGCAGTTACTACAGCAGGTTTTACTTTATCAGATCGGATAAAAAAGTGGTCTGATGAAACATTTTTTAGGTATAAACAAATACTTCATCAAGAATTAAGCCAAGGTCATGAAATAAAAAAAGCCTTGGAACTTTTGAAGCTTGAAATATTAACGTATAATCAAAGAATCAAGACCTTATTTGTTGCTGAAAATACAAGATCACAAAGCAAAGCAACTGAGTACATTTATGAAAAGGCAATTGCTAAGGGTTCTAAATTTGATAAAGTTTGGGTCGCAACTTTGGATAATAGGACTAGAGATGCACATAGGACACTAGACGGTAAAAAAGCTGATAAAGACGGTTATTTTCATTATGGAGCATATCAAGCTAAAGCACCTGCAATGTTTGGAGTTCCTTCTTTGGACATAAATTGCCGATGTACTACAAGAGCATTATTTAAAGGATTAGAGCCAACTACAAGGAAAGAAAATATAGGAAGTAAACCAATTATAAAATACAAAAACTATGAAGATTGGTTTAATGAAAGGATAAGTAAATGACTATAACTTTAGACTGGATAAAAAAGCAAATAAAAAAGATTGAATTTGCTAAAATGGGAGAAAAAACAACTATATGTGTTATAACTCTTAATAATGACTTTGAAGTTGTTGGTACATCTGCATGTGTTGATAAGAATAATTTTAATCAAATAATAGGTGAAAATTTAGCATACGACAAAGCAATAGAAAAGATATGGGAACTAGAGGGATATTGGTTACAATGTAAATTATATATTGAATATTGAGGTATATATGTTAGTAAAAATTAAAACTTTAGCACAGTTAGAAAAAGAATTTGGATATGATAATAACGGTTCTATAAATTGTTATCAAACCTTTGCTAAACATATGTTTCATATTTGTAATAAGATTATTGAAGTAGAAAACAGTAGATTTGGGTTTAGTGGAATATATGAGTATTTTGATAGCGTAAATAATATAAATTTATCTATAACTAATGACATGATAAGTGAATGGTTATTATCAGAACAGGATAAAATTGAATTAATGAAAAATTTATAGTGTTATGGATGAGTTAAAAAAGTCAAGGCTATTATCTTGTTGTGGTCAATAAGAAGTAGCCTATTTCTTATTTATGGCACGAATTCCAAATAGAATGTAATTTACTAGTTAAAGTAATATTAAAAAACAAAAAGGTATACAAGTGTTTATTATGTTGATTATTGTTGATTTTATATATAAACTTTGAAAGTATTGATATAACTATATTATAAAGATTATGTTGATTGTTGTTGATAATAACATCAACAAGTGAAGTATGCTATTTTACTTCATTACAGCGTATTTTTTTAGAAATGTTGTGGCACTTTTCGTTTTTTACACAAAAAAAATCAAACTTTATATTGTTTATAAAATTTGAAAAAAACATTTTTCTCCAAAAAAAAACCTATTCAAATGTAGTCATATCAACTGTTTTCGCTGTTGTTGTCAGGATCAACAACAATCAACAAATGACTTCTAATCCACTAATAGATAGGGTTTCAAAAATCCTGAAAGCCAACAACACACTACAACACCACAACAAATTACACAACAGAAATCAACAAAAATGATTCATTTATTCTCAATTACATGTTACATTATATTACTTAAATAATCAACTATAGCAAGTTAACCACAACAAGGGAATGGCTTATCCTTTTCGTCAACTATATTTTAACAATCATCAACCAGAAATTATATAAAAAATATTGTCAAAATAGTATAATAAAGCGTGTTTTTACATTGCATATATTATCTTAATATGGTATTTTAGATATATAAGAAAATATAGTTAATTGCAGTTAGCAACTGTTAAAATATGCTATGTCCAATGGTGGCGGGTTACACTTAAAAAACTAAAAGGACATGAAAGGATAGATTAATATGGAAGAATTTAAAGACTTATTCGGAGAAGAATTATATAATCAAGTTGTTTCAAAAATAGGAGATAAAAAACTAATGTTGAATGATGGGAAGTATATCCCTATTACAAAATTCAATGAGGTTAACGAATCAAAGAAAGCACTTGAACAACAGATCGAACATTATAAAAAGACAGGACTAGACACAGAACAATTATTAAGTAGTAACAAGGAACTCAATCAGAAATTCCAAGAATTACAAAACGCATCCAAAGCACAATTGGAAGAATATCAAAAAAATCTAACAAATATCAGTAAAAGAACTCTTGTAAAAGACATTCTACAAAATGAAAAAGCAATATATCCAGAACTCTTATTAAAAGAAATTGATTTCGACTTTATAAAATTAGATGGTGAAAATTTACAAGGTTTTAATGTAGCTGATTTAAAAGCAAAATTTCCAAGTATGTTTCAAACACAACAGGTAGCAGGGGCAAAGCCTAATGATGGTGGCAATCCTCCTACACCTAGCACAAAGAAACAACAATTAATAGAACAATATAATGAAGCTTCTAAGTCTAAGAATGGTGCTTTAATGATGAAGTTACACGCTCAGATTAAGAACTTCAAAGAATAAAAAGGAGTGAATTTAAATGGCTAACTGGACAGAAAGAGAAGACCTAAATTATTTAGGTATACTATACAACATTGGAGCAAATCAAACACCATTTTTAAATTTAATTGGTGGTATTGAGAACTCATTAACATGTAAAAGTTTTAATTTCCCTGTAGCTCAGACTTGGACTTTAGCGGCGAATCAAACAGGAGTAACAGAGGATGCAAGTGTCGCAGGTCAAACACCTTTAACAACTACTAAGGCACAGGCATACAACACAGTTCAAATATACCAACGTGCTTATGCTGTATCATACGCTAAGCAATCTGCATATGGTGAAATTGCAGGACTTTCAATTCAAGGCGAAAATGTAGTTACTGATGAATTAGAATTCCAAAAACAAGCCAAGTTAAAGCAAATAGCTGTTGACATAGAATATAACTTTTTAAACAGTGATTACGTTAATCCTGCAAATGGAGCAACAGCAGGAGTTACAAGAGGTTTGAAATATGCAATTACCACTAACACTGTAGCAGGTGGAGCAGTTGCACTAACTAAGGCTATGTTAGACGAAGTATTGAAAGAAATGGCTACAAGTGGAGCACAGTTCTCAGACAAAATGGTAATTCTTTGTAATGCATTCCAAAAACAAGCTATTAGCAACTTGTTATCATATGTTCCAATGTCTAGGAATGTTGGTGGAGTAAATATTGATACTGTAGAAACTGATTTCGGTATGTTTGGAGTTCAATATTGTCCTAAAATGCCAACTGATGAGGTTTATTTAGTAGATGCTAGTGTGTGTAAACCAATGATTCTTCCAGTAGATGGACAATTACTAATTGTGGAAGAAAAGGCATATGCTGGAGCGGCGAAAGGCGGACAAGTTTATATTCAAATTGGTTTAGACTATGGTCCAGAACAGTTTCATGGTTCAATAACAGGTTTGAAAAATGCGTAATAATTAAATATATCTAGGGTATTCCTTAACTGGTATACCCTATTTTAAAATAGGAGGAATTTAACTATGAATGGTACAGGTTCATTTATTGGTATTTCACCAGAATTAAGAACTTATTTAACAGCAATAGAGAAAGCAATGGCAGGTGATATAGTTTTCAAATGCACTCCTGCTACAGTAGCACCAAAGCCAAGGTCAACAGCGTGGACAAGAACAGTAACAGTAACAGTTGAAACATCTGGCGGAATAGTTCACAAATGGTTTAATAAAGCTATTGCAACAGGTGTTAGCATTGCAGACACAAGCACAGCAGGAACAGCAACAATTCCAAGCACAACATTAACATTTGTGGAAGGTAAAGCAACAGTAGTAATAACAGGAGACGCACAGGCGTGGCTAAACAGTGAAACAGATACTTTGACAGTAGCACAGGCTACTATTCTTGGTGTTACAGTAGCACAAAAAACAAGCGTGGAAACTTTTACAACTTAATAGGCAGGTGTTTATAATTGAATTTATCGGAATATATTGGAATACAGCCAAAAACTAAAGAACTATTAAATGCTTTAGATATTGGAATGGAAGCAATAGGAACGGATTTAAATACAATATTAAACGATTTATTAACTTTAAAAGGATATACTGATACGCTAGAAGCAGGGCAAACAATAATAAAAGGTTATACTGATACTTTGGAGTCTGCAATAGCTACTATACAAGGATATGTAGACACTTTGGAATCTGGACAAACTTCATTAGATGGACTACTAGATACTTGTATAGCTTATTTAGACAGATTAGAAGATCATAACCATAATAATCAATTAGTTTATCCAACGCTTGCAGATCCACCACAATTAATAAGTGGAACTGGAAAATGGACTCTAGGTAATTTTATCGAACTAATACCAGCTAATGCTATAGCTTATCCATTTGACTTGCATTATTTTAATACAGGTATTGGAAGCTTAGTTGGAACATACGAGGTTCATTTATTCAGTGGTACAGTAGGAAGCGAGGTTAATTTTGCTAAGTTGCGTTTTGCTAGACTTAGTAATCAAACAGGAGCTTCACCTTTCCCAATAATGACTCCTGTATTTCCTGCCAATACAAGAATTAGTGGAAAGCTTGCAGTTAATGCAACAACACAAGAAACATTATTATGTAGTTTTGCTTATCATCATTATTAATATTGAAGTTATGGGAGTACTTTTAAATAAGGTATTCCCATTATTGAAAGAAGGGTTATAATGAAATTTTATGGAAATGGTGTCGTATGGGATGGTAAGGCAAACTTTCAATTGATGAAGTTTGTAAATGGCTCATATGAAACAGAAGACTTATATATATGTAATAGACTTATAGAGCTTGGATATAAGCACGATGGAGAACTTGAAAGTTTAGAGACAGTAACAAAAGAAGTTGAAAAAGAAATTGAATCTAAACCAAAAAAAACAAGGAGGACTAAAGAATGAGTGTTGCAAGAATAACCGAAATATTAGAAAGTTCAACTATAAATACCGCTGGTGTTGGTGGTAATAATAGAAATACTCACACGTTTCATTTAGATGCTGTTGCCGTTGCTAATGGTACAGATTATAACAATGTTAGTAATAGAAATAGTGTAATGATATTTATTCAGGGAACTAGTGCAACACAGACAGTATTATTCCAAGGGTTAGATGCTGATGGGGTAGTATATGACTTAGTAGGAGTAAAGCAAGAAGATGTTACATTTAATACATTTCAGGTTTCAACAACTGGAAAGGATGAATGTTGGTTAATTCAAAATATATTTGGTTTTGCTAAAATTAGAATGAGAATTAGTGTAATAACAGGAGTAGCACCAAATAACAAACTTACTGTAAAGGGCGTGTTTGTATGAGTTTTGATTTGATGGCTTTAGGAATAGCCTCAGGACATGAAGATAGGATTGGAGTGCTTGAAAATTCAACACTAGTATATGGTAATAGTGGAACTTTGTTTGTTGACTATACTAGCATTACGGAGCAAGGAATAGTAAGTACATTCAGAGGATTTAAGACTAGGATTGCATATTCTGGTGAAGCTGTTAAGGCTATAAAAGCAAGTTTTAATTTAGAACTAGAAGGAAAAGAAGTTATATGCAAGGTTTGGGATGATGAAGACAATTTTATAATGTCCAAAACTTTAATGTGTAATAGCTCAGGAAGACAAACAAAGTTATTTATATTTGATGAAGTTTTGACTACTACATTAGTAACAACCGCTAATATGTATATATCCATAGAAACAGTTTTGACAAGTGGAGTTAAACTACATCCGGGATATGTTGAAACAACTGCATATATGACAGGTGATGGAACTAATCCTAATTATTATGTGACTGATGGTTCTACATCATGGGCAAGTGTTGGAAGTGGTGGTTTTGCGGGAGCATTTGAATTTATATCAGAGTCACAAATAACAATTGGATATCCTGATGCAATGTTTACGCAGGCTATAACTTTTTGGGAGCAAGATGTATCATTGCCACCTACATTTTACTTAGTTGTAGGAAAAGAATTCAATATTTACTTTGAGAATATAGTATCAGACGATGTAAACAAATATTACTTTGATGTTGGTTGCGATATAGGAACACAGCAAAATGAGAGATGGACATGTACACCAAGTACAGCAGGTACTTATGGTTGGACATTAGCAGTATACGACAAGATGATGAATCAAGTAAAGGCAGTAAGTTGTACTGTTATAGTATGTGCTTCTACAACTAATAATGGGGTCACTAAGACATGTATATTCATGGGTGATAGTTTAACATCGGCAGGAGTATACACAGGCGAATTAATAACATTATGTGGCGTAGGTGATGTTATGAATTTAACACTTCAAGGTGTACAAGGTTCGGGAGCGAATTTACATGAGGGTGTTTCTGGTTGGACTGTAGCTGATCATTTTGGTTCTAGTTCAAATTTTTATATTAGTGGTGCTTTTAACTTTCCTGCATACATGACAGCTAGAGGATATACTTTGTGTGATTGGTTCTTTATATTCTTGGGAATAAATGATGTGTTTAATTATACAACTGATAGTGGAGTTGATGCTGTTTGTGTAGCTAATAAGACTAAATTAGATGCAATGATAACAAGTATAAAGTCATGGAATGCATCAATTAAGGTATGTATAATGCTACCAACATGTGGAAGTGCAACACAGGATGCATTTGGAAAGAGTTACACTAGTTATAATACACAAATGAGATTCAAAAGAAACATCCATAGATATGCTAAATATCTAATAGATCAATATTCAGGAAAAACAGCAGATAGAATATATCTGCTTGCTAGCAATGCAAACTTAGACACTAGAAATAATATGGCAGTTGAAACAGTTGCAATAAATAGTAGAAATTCAGCAACTATTACAAGACAAGCTAATGGCGTGCATCCTGCGGATATTGGATATTATCAAATAGCTGATACAGTATATTATTTCTTAAAAAATGATTATGTGACATAAAAGAAGGTGATTAAATGATTATAAGTTTGGCTGATGTAAAAACATTGCTAGGAATAACTGATACCACATATGACACTTTATTAAATTTAGAGTTGCCAATGATACAGGACTCAATACTAACTTATCTTAATAGGAAGTTTAAACAAGATTTATGCTATAGTGCTTCGACTATTGCATTTGGAGCTAATAGTATAACTGATTCTGCTAATGGTTTTGTAGATGCAGGATTATTTTTGGGAGATTATATTGTTGAAGGTTCTAAATATAATGATGGGTATTACACAGTATCAGTGGTAGCAGTTGGAACTTTAACAACAGCAGAAACTTTAACAACAGAAACAGCAGGGAGCACAGTGTTAATTACTAAGGTTAACTTTCCAAAAGAATTAAAGTTGATAATGGCAAAAATGGCAGGGTACACAATAAAAAACAAATATGGTGTTAAATCTGAAAGTTTTAGTCGATATTCAGTAAGTTATGATAGTAATAGTAGTTATATATCTGGATATCCTGATTCTATAACAGGAGGATTAAACAAGCTTAGGAGGGTTTATATTGATTACTGATTTTTTTACACAATCAATAGTAATCCAACTAGGAACACCAACACAGACAAGCACAGGTGGACAAACTATATCATGGAGTACTCAGGCAACAGTTAATGGATATATAGATTTAATGAGTGGTTCACAACAACAAAGAGCAAATAAAGTATTATCAGAAGCAACTCATATAATGTTATGTAAGTCAGGTTTGACACTAGATAGAGAGAAAATGTATAGGGTTTCATTTGGTGGTGACTACTATAGAATCTTATATTGTGATGATGTGTTCTCGCATCATTCTGAAATCTATCTAGTTAGGTCAGGAGTTGATAATTAATGAGTGTTAAATATGAATCAAATCAAAGTAACTGCGAAAAGAAAATACTAGATATGAAAATAAAATCACTAATTGAAATAGGATTAATGATTACAGCAGATGCAAAATTAAAATGTCCTGTAGATACTGGATTTTTAAGGAACTCTATTAACTCAGAAAATGATAGAGATAAAGTTGAGATTGGAACTAATACAGAATATGCCGAAGCTGTAGAATTAGGAACTTCAAAGCAACGCAGACAGCCATATTTATATCCAGCAGGCGTTGGAAATAGTTCAAATATAATAAAGATAGTTAAAAAGAATTATGGAGGTATATGATGGGATATAATGCATTAAAAGAATATATTTATACATCATTAAGTGGTATTCCATTATCAACTTATGATGAAAAGTCATTTATAACATCAGTATTTCCGTATTGCACGTATTCACTAGAGATTACTAATATTTATGATGAGTCAGAAATGAAAGAAATTAGTTTACAAATTGATATATGGGATAATAAAGAAGATGTTAGTAACTTAGAGAACATATGCGATATAATAGAATCAACACTAGAGAGAAAAAATGTTTCTAATACTGGTGTTACTGCTAATTTTTATTTACAAAATAGATTTTCTATTGTAGATTTAGATCAATATATAAGGCACAGAAGACTTACATTTATTGTAAGAACATATATGTAATTGAGAGGAGAATTTTAAAATGGGAGTTAAAGCACACTTAAATGGAGCAAATCCAGACAATTTAGTCCTTGGTGCGGGTGCTATATATTTCAACTATGGAGAAGTGTCGGAAGCCGCTATTGGTGCGACTCGTGGAGGTTCTACATTTACAGTTGAAAGGGAAATAGTTCCAATAGAGCAAGATGGAGCATATGGAGCTATAAAAGGACTCAAAAAGAAAATAAGAATTCAACCAATTTTACTAGTAAATGCTATGGAATTAAATACTACTACTTATGCTAAGTTTTTCGCAGGAATGACAGTAAGCACTAGTAATGTAGATTATGACCTAGTAACTGAAAATGTCGCTATTGCTGATGGTGATTATTTGACTAATGTTGCATTTGTAGGAGAAACAGAAGCAGGAGACGACGTTGTAATAATTGTAAAAAATGCCCTTGGAGATGGTTCTATTGAATTTGCAATAGAAGATAAAAACGAAATAGTTCCAGAAGTTCAATTCACAGGACATTATTTATCAAGTGCGTTAACTACAGTTCCTTATGAAGTTAGATTTCCTAAGAATACAGCAGACACAACTCCACCAACTGTTACAAGTGTTCCTGCAGATGGTGCTAGTGGTTTTGCTGTTAGTGGTAATATTGTTTGGACATTCTCAGAAGCAATTAAATCAAGCACTATAAATCTTGGAAACTTCTTGGTAACTAAGAATGATGGTACAGCAATAGCAGGAGCATTAACATACAATGCAGGACAAACAGAAGTAACCTTTAATCCAGACAGTAATTTTACTGCATCTACAACTTATATTGCTACAGTAAGCAAAAACGTAACAGATGTTAACGGAAATGCACTAGCAAGTAATAATGTTATAAATTTTGCAACAGCTTAATAGATATGAGTAAAGTCCATCCTATTATCTTGTTGTGGCAACTAAAAGAGTCTATCTTTTTCGGGTAGATTCTTTTTTATGTAAAATAATATAAAAGAAGAATAAAAACATAGTATTAGAAAGATATGTTAAAATATAAATATAGAATAAATTAGTATTATATGTATAGATTTATATTAATCTGTATACATATAATG